GATTGTTGCTGCATACCAGAAGAACCTTGTCTTGGCAAACCTTGTCAAGAAGATGTCTATGGCTGGCAAGAAAGGCGACACGATCCATGTGCCTAAGCCTGTCCGTGGTGATGCACACGCTAAAGCAGAGAACACTGCTGTAACGGTACAGAACGCTACGGAAAGCGAAGTACAAATTTCAATCAACAAGCACTTTGAGTACTCTCGTTTGATTGAAGACATCACCGACGTACAAGCGCTTAGCTCACTGCGTCAATTCTATACGGAAGATGCTGGCTACGCTTTGGCTAAGCAAGTTGACACCGACCTGCACAGCTTGGCTACCGGCCTTGGCTCTTCTGGTACGTCTTCTACAACTTATGCAAACAATGGTGGTACGTTCTTTGTAGACGCTACTAATGGTCTTACGACTTATGCTGTTGACACAGTAACAACTGCTGACGTATTTACTGACGCTGGTTTCCGTGCTATCATTCAGAAGCTGGACGATGCTGACGTTCCAATGGAAAACCGTTGCTTTGTTATTCCTCCTTCAGTACGCAACACCATCATGGGTATTGATCGTTACGTAAGCTCTGACTTCGTAAACAACGGTCAAGTCACCAATGGTCAGATTGGTCAACTGTACGGCATTGACGTATTTGTTAGCACCAACTGCCCCGTTGTTGAAACTGCTGCTGCTAACTCTGCTTCTACTGTAGACTCTCTGGGCGCATTGCTGCTCCAGAAGGATGCAATTGTAATGGCTGAGCAACTGGGTGTACGCTCTCAGACTCAGTACAAGCAAGAGTTTCTTGCTAACCTGTTTACCTCAGATACTTTGTACGGCGTTTCTGTACTGCGTCCTGAGTCAGGTTTGACCTTGGTTGTTCCTAAGTAACAACTGTTTAGCTGGGGGCTGCTATGGTGGCCCCTTAGCTTTATCTTTAAGGATAGTATTATGTTACAAGCGTTGATTGGGCCTGTTTCTAACTTAGTCGGTACGTTCCTTAAAAATAAAGCTGCTGAAAAACAAGCTGTCCACGAATCCAAGATGCGTAAGATTAATACTGACGCTGATTGGGAGTCTCAACAAGCCAGTGCATCACAGTCCTCATGGAAAGATGAGTGGTTTGCTGTTATCCTTAGCCTACCTTTGATAGGCGCTTTTATTCCTAGTCTAGTTCCCTATGTACAAGAAGGTTTTATTGTTCTTAATTCTATGCCTGATTACTACAAAGGCTTCTTAGCAGCGGCTATTGCTGCCAGCTTTGGTATTAAAAGTGTATCTGCTTGGGGTAAGAAATAAGTGTTTGAGCCTGATATAGATTTTAGCACACTGCCAGCAGGATTGTTTAGTTCTAATTTTCCTGTTGTTTCTACTCCTACTTCTACACCTTCTCCTGTAGCTGCTCCTGCTCCCTCTATTACAGAAGTAGCTTCAGGGGGCTATGCTGACTTAGGTGCTGCAATAAGCGACTATCGAAATTCTTTGTTTTCAGGTGCAGATTACTTTGATATTGATGATGTTGATAGGGTAGATGACTATTACAATGCTACCTTTAAGACTACTTTAGGAACTATAGGTAATGTTTATTCTCCATTTGACCTTATAGGTGGAGAAGGCACTATGTCAGGAGCAGGTGCCCCATCAGACAGTATACAAGTAGACCCTACTTTTTATTTTGCTAATGTAGATGCCCCTGACTACCTAAAAGACTTTAAGTCTCCAGCTACAACAGAAACTGCTGTATCTGCTTATTCAAACATTGGTGATTTAGAAAATTCATCCGACATGGCCTCTGCTCTTAGTAATTACTATGGGTATGAAATAACACCTACTGAACAAGATTTAGGTAGGTTTGGAGGCAAACTTGAAAAATACACAGGCGCATCAGGAGAAAAACTAGCAGAGTTTCATTCTCTTGTAGAGCCTATCTTAGCTGAGCAAGTATCTTACTTACAAACAGTAGAGGGTTTTAACTATCAAGACGCTTTACAAGAAGCCTATAAACGTGATCCAATGTTACAGGCGCTGTACTACAAGTACGATGTAACTCCTATTAGATACGACAGCAGAGGGTCTGAGTATATATATGACCCTTTTAGCTATGGTGAAATTAGAACAATAAAGGTAGACAAGCCTAACCTCTTTGAACAAATAGCTAAAGCATTCCCTACAATAGTTTTATCCGCTGCATTAGGGCCAGCTGCTGGTAGTGTATTAGCATCAACAGGTATTGCAGCAGCAGGAACAACTGCTAATGCTGTTTTATCTAGCGCACTGGCTAGTGCAGCATCAGCAGGGCTACAAGGCGCTGACCTTGAGGAAGCCCTGAAAGCGGCTTTAATTAGCGGAGGGACAACTTTAGCAGGAGATTTTGTTGCAGGTGCTGCTGGAGGTTCAGCCACAGACACAATAATTGATTCATCCGGTAACATAACTTTTTCAGGTGGTTCTCCTTCAGGAGTGTTGTCAGGCGCTACAGACCTTATTAGTCCTGTTTTTAATCCTGATGTTATTAATCTTGCAGCATCGGCTATTACTGCCCCTGAGCAAGAAGAAGAAGAAGTAACTGTAAGCGATCCTCTTATTACTTTAGATGATGTACTTGAAGCAATAGAAAATGGTGAAGAGCCTCCAACTACAACAGTAGATGTTCCAGAGTTAGCAGATATCCCTGTTACATCTGAAGTAGAACCTATTGAACCACCAGAGGAGTTTGAAGAAGACATTGCTCCTCCTGTTGTTGTACGACCAGAAGAAACAGTAGATACTGGAGGTGGCGGTGGAGAAGCCCCAGCACCAGATACAGTTTTTACACAAGAGGACATAGACTCACAAATAGCTGAAGCAGTAGCTAATGCAACTGAAGGTTTATTTACATCAGACCAAGTAGATCAAGCTACACAGGAAGCTATTGATAGCTTACCTGAAGACACTACAGAATTTAGTCAAGATGATTTAGACAAAGCAGTATCTGATGCTTTAGCAGATGCTAAAATAGATTCTGACGCTGCATTAGCAGGTGCCTACGAAGTATTTCAAGAAAATTTACCTGAAGACACTACAGAGTTTAGTCAGGATGATGTAGATAGATTTATAAGAGAAGCTCTAGAAGCTATACCTGAAGATGTAACACCTTTTAATCAAGAAGACATTGATACTGCTGTACAAGACGCTATTAATGCTTTGCCTGAAGACGTTACTGAGTTTAATCAAGAGGATGTAGACTCTGCTGTTAAAGAGGCTTTAGCAGAATTACAGGCTGACTTTACTGAAGAACGTACAGGTTTCGAGTCTACTATAGAGGCTTTAGAGTCTGATGTAGAGCAAACAGAAGAAGAACTTGCTGGTGCAACGCAAGAAATTATAGATTTAACTAATCTTATTTCTAACTTAGAGACTACTTCATCAGACCTTCGTACTACTCTTGAGTCTGCACAGGAAGACTTAGCAGAGGAAAGAGAAGTATCTACGGCTCAACAAGAAGATATTGATACTCTAAATACTTCAGTATCTGACCTAACAACTACAGTAGAGAATCTACAAACTAGTTTACAGGAAGCTAATGACGCTAGAGAAGCTGCTGTAGAACAAGGTAATCAGGCTTTAGCAGATGCTTTAGAGCAGTATCAAGAGTTATTACAAGATCAAATTACTACTTCTGAACAAATTTTAGAAAACGCTATAGCTGCTGGTGAAACAGCGTTGTCTGATGCTGTTGCGGCTGGAAACGCTGCTGTGGCAGAAGCAGTAGCCACTGGAGAAGCCTTAGGCGAAGCTCGCTATGGTGAAGGCTTAGGCACAGGTAGAGGAGAAGGTGCAGGCGCAGGCATAGGGGCTGGACTAGGCTTAGGTTTGCTTGCTGGCATGGCAGGAGGCATGGGCGGAGGCACAGCTTATACACCTCCAGACTTTGAAGACTATCAGTTTAGAAAAACATACCAAGCTCCTGAGTTATTAGAACTAGCACCACAGTATGCAGGTTATCAAGCTCCTACACTAGAAGGACTATTTAGAGGATTTATATGAGCACGCAATATCTAACAATAGTTAACGAGGTACTGCGTAGACTACGTGAAGACGAAGTATCTGCTGTAGCTAACACTACATACTCTAAAATGGTAGGTGATTTTGTAAATGACGCTAAGCGCATTGTAGAAGACTCACATGCTTGGTCTACACTAAGGACTACTATTGTTGTCCCTACTGTAGCAGATACTACAGAATATAGCTTGACAAACGCTGGAGAACGTGTTAAAATATACAGTGCTATCAATGACACATCAAACTTTTTTATGCGTTATGAGTCACCTAACTGGTTTAACAACGCATACTACATCTCTGGTGAAGTTACAGGGACTCCAGACTCCTACACCTTTAGTGGTATAGACAGTAATGAAGACACTAAAGTACAAGTGTACCCTAAGCCTGACGCAGTGTACTCTATGCGCTTTGACTTAATTGCTAGAGAAGCTGAACTAGTTAACGATACAGACACTACAGTGTTACCTAAGAATGCTATTATTCACAACGCTGTAGCTTTGTTAGCTAGAGAACGTGGTGAAACAGGTGGTACTACTGCACAGGATTACTTCTTAATTGCGGACAAGCATTTGTCAGACGCTGTTGCAATAGATGCCTACAAGAATCCTGAAGAATTTATTTACACGGTGCCCTAATGGCTCAAGAACGTCAAAACATATACATAGGCGCTCCCGGCTTCAAAGGTCTTAACACACAGGACTCTCCTGTAACACAAGACCCTGCTTTTGCGTCTATAGCTGAGAATGCTGTTATTGACAAGTACGGCAGGATTGCAGCACGCAAGGGTTTAAAGAAGCTCACAAGCAGTGCTACGCCTTTAGGGTCTAGTATTGGCATAGAGACTATCTTTGAGTACATAGACGAAAGTGGCGACAAGGTTGTATTCTCTACGGGTAACAATAAAGTATTTACAGGGACATCAACACTTACTGATATAACTCCTTCTAGCTATACACCTACAGCTAATAACTGGAAGATAGTTAGTTTTAACAATCATGCTTACTTTTTTCAACGTGGTCATGAGCCGCTAATATATACTGATGAGTCTGGCTCTGGTGTTTTAGATAACATTAGCGATCATTCACACTCTACAGGCACTGCCCCTCAAGGTAATGAAGCATGCGCTGCTTTCGGTAGACTCTGGGTAGCTGATGTTACTGGTAACAAGCATACTTTGTTTTTCAGTGATTTACTTAACGGTCACGCTTGGACAGGGGGTAGCTCAGGGTCACTAGACTTAACCACTGTATTCCCTGAAGGCTTTGATGAGATAGTAGCTGTACGAGAGTTTAACAACTTTTT